GTTTTTACACCTTTGCCGACGGCTGGAGCCACAGTTCGTATCAGGCCCAGGCCCACCAGGGCCATTCCCAGCCCGGCGAAAGCCAGCATGATGGCTCCGTCCCGGAAACTGGGGATCAGGCCTTCCAGAGCTGAACCAAGCGCGCCCTGGACCGCTGAGACATTCGGGGCAACGGGATTCGGGATGATTCCTCCGAGAAGATCTCCCACCCCATCCCCTACCGTGACAAAGCCGCTGGTGGTGGCCGTGTCTGCGGCGGCCTGAGCCTGGTCTAGGTACTCCTGGTATTTACCGGAGGTAAAGACCGTCCACGGAGTGAAATCCGTTCCCTTGCTGCTGATGTCCAGAGCGGCCTGAGCCTGACGGTCCGGATCGCCCATCAGGGCAGACAGGTCCCGGTCACTACCGGAGCCGGTTTGCCCTTTGACCGTGCGCACCTGGTACAACCCCACACTGGGGCCCCACGTCGAATCCTGCAGCCCGACATCGCCCAGGGCCGTATCGTTGCCGCCGCTTTCGCCCAGGCCGATGGCGACCATAATGATTGCGGACGCGCGCGAAAAACCCGCTTCCCGTAGGTCACGGTACATTTCACTAGCGGTCCGTTGTGTCATTTTGGAACCTTGATTGTCCGGTCACCAAAGATGCTTAGCCGCTCAGATGCTCCAGTGACGGGATTTGATGCGCTTATCCATCCCTCCGCATCAGATTCCCTGAGATTTGCACTGATATCAGGGTTGTATTTCACCAGGTCAGATAGGGTGATGTTGTTGTTTCGGAGTACCTCTGTCAACCACGTCCCGGAGTTCACGTCCACAGTCCGGTAGTCCGTGGGACTGGTGGAATTTGACATTGTGCCGAGCCCGGAGATTGCCGTTGTCAGGCTCTTTTCGTATTCGCTCAGCTGGGTCTGTGTGGCCTTGTTTTGCTCGTCAAGCTGGCTCTGCAGACTGGCCGAGTAGCTTCCCAGCCAGCTGGCGACATCCGTTCCGGTTGTGTCTACCGTGCCGGCACCGGTGTAGGTCGCGCCGGAGACGGTGCCGGAGCTGGTCGAACCGGAGCTGGATGAGGTGCCGGATCGGCTCTTCTGCCACCACGCCGCGCCGCCGGCGGCGGCGGCCAGGCCGATGAGATAGAGCATCTTTTTGTCTTTGAAGATGGCTTTCAGGTCCATGTCACACCCCACTCATGGCGGCCAGGGAACCATCAATTCCCGGGGTGGTGGTGTATGGCAGTGCCCCGGCGCCGGAGACTCCGCCCAGGCCGTAGCCGAGCTGCGCGGAGTCGGGATTGGCCACTGGGGTAGCCGCGCCCCGGAAATCTTGCAGGGCCATCGGTAGGGCACCCTCGTACCGGTTCGTGCCGTACCCAGCATCCCCCTGGTAGTGGTGCATCGCGGTGCCCTGGCTCTGGGGACTGGCAGGGTTGGTCAGCCGGGTGAGGCGTTCCTGGGTCTCTACGCTCACCTCATCCGGACCGAACACGATGATTGGAACGGTTTCGTCGTTGCTCCGCCAGAATTTGCGCATATCAGCGACCCTGGAGAGTTTTGGCGTAACCGGACGCGGCGGATCCTGCGGAGGCCAGGAGTTTGCCAGCGTTGGTGGCATTGGCTACCAGAAGGTAGGTACCGATCAGCACCGCACTGTACATAATAGTCTTCTTAAGCACTTTTTACCTCCTACACAGTATATGTGTGCGATTGAGTGGTACCAGTATTAGTCCCTGGGACAATCTGCTGGAGTAGGTTTTTCTTTTTCTTCTTGGGGATGGCCGGCACCTCTCCGGAGAGTGCGCGACGGAAAGCATTCATCAGCGCGTTGTTGCCCGCCACCAGGCGTTCTGTGCTCCCTGGTTGCAGCACCACATACATGACTATGAGTACCATGGAACCGCCGACAAAGCCCCGCATCAGTCAGAGCTCTCTATGATGCCGAGCCGCTGCAGAGCCTGCCCGCCAAAAACTTGGCAGAGAACCCAGGTACCTGCGATGACCAGCACAATGCCTGACGGATTCATTAGTAATAGCTCCCATCCGGCTTTTTATTGAAGAATTTTGCCAGCAGCACCTTTTTCATTCCAGGTAATCCACCTTCTAGGAATGGCATGATCACCCATCCCCAGGCCAGGAATCCGAGGATGGCCCAGGAACCGTCCCTCATGGCTCCGGACTGAGGTAGCTGGGGCATGCTCCGGCCCTGGCCGCCGGCGGCCGGAGGCTTTTTCTCACTCTGCTTGCCGCTGGCCTGCGGTTCCTCTGGGGGTTTCTTCTCACCAGAGTAGGGGAGGGGCTGCCCGGTAGTTGATGTTCCAGACGCCACCAGGTCGTCGGTAGCGGCTGGTGGCTTCCTCCGTGCCCTGGGCTTGCCTGTGGTCTTCCGCGCCCTGGGCTTGGGCGCAGATTTGGCTGCCGAGCTGGCCGCCCCCTTCTGGGCAGCAGCACGGCCAGCGGCGGCAGCGACGGTCATTACGCCTTCCCCACGCTTCCGCCGACCTTGGCCGGTCCCAGGCGTACCGATCCGGCCACCCCGGCGGCGCCGACCGTGGCCAGGAGAAACAGCCCGAACCACATGAGCGGGTTGTGAGGGCTGATGAGCCACCCAACTCCGGAGTCCGAGCTATCCACCCCCATAACCTGGGTGGGCGCGGCGGTGCCCATCGACGGTGCGATGGACGCTACCCCGTAGAGAGATTCCGCACTAAAAGGGCTGGTCATAGCTCCTCCGCTCAGGCACCGACGGCAGTGGCGGCCAGAACCTCTTGCGCGACCTGGGCGTAGCCGGCGGTCGGGCTGGCGGCCAGGCCCAGGATCACCCGGAGATCGGAGGTGGCGGCCATGTCGATCGCGTCGCGGAGAGCGAATTCAGACGCGAAGTCGATCAAGCCGATACCCCAGAGTTTCCCAATGTGACACCCGGTTTCCCTCTCGTTCTGCTGGGCCAAGCGGGTTCCGTTCGCCCAGGTTTCCGGGGAGTCGTTGCCCCCATAGGCCCACGCGACCTTGTTGTAGTTGGTGGCGTTGACGGCCAGGGGGTTGCCCGCGTAGGTGCTGGTACGGGAAACCTGGAAAATCATCCGGAGCAGCTTCCGACCAACCCCGGTACCGGGCAGCTTGATTTCGTTGTCGTTCGCGGTCAGACCACCCTGACGGAATTCGGTCAGCTGGTGGAACTGGGTCAGATCCGGGACAACGAACTGCCCGCCGACCTGGGGGATGGAGTAGGCGACGGCATCCACCGCGTAGGTCAGGGCCCAGGTCAGGGCCGCCGAACCTACGGTCACCAGCGCCGCTTCGGTGTTCCAGACGATTTCCAGGTTGATGTTGGTGGCCGAGCTCTGGCCGAAAAGCGCTCCCACCAAGTATTTGGGGTCGGCAGCGACAGGGATCACGTAGCTCAGGTCGACCGTGTAGGTGGTAGGAGCGTGTGCGCCCGACGAGGCGCCGGGGTTCGGGTCGCCGGACGCATCGCCCCAGACGTCGGAGTCCAGAGCCATCGTTCCCTGGGTCTTGGCCGCGCCCGCGTAGTACCTGCTGACGCCCCTGTCGTTGAGCTTGGGATTGGTGGACAACTCGTGAGCCCGGATGGTGATACCGCGCGCGGACTGCAGGTTGCTCTGCCCGTTCGCAGAAAGTCGAAACTCTTTCACGATGTTGTACGGGTAGTCGTACAACCATGCCGTGGGGTCCGCAGTGGCTACCGCGACGGTACCGGTCACCCGGACAACCAGTGCGGAGAGGATTCCGGTTTTCCGGATTTCCACTGGATCGGAGCTGCCCAGGCCAGAAATCGCGGTCGCAGATTTCACGGGAAAGCGCATGCGCCTGGTGGCTGCGTAGAAAACCGCCGGGTTGATGACCATGTTGGGGCTCTGGACCCCCTGGATGAACTGCACTGGTGACTGAGTCTTAGCCATATCAGGCTCCCCCTCCACGGTGGACGAATGAGACGAACCGGTCGAGGCCGGTTTGCGGGAATTTCGCGCGCAACAGCTCCAGGGCGAAGTCAGTCAAAATGCTCACTCCACCAACAGCTAGCCAAAACGACGCTTTACGGCCAAACATGTCAGCCTTTCTTTGCCTCGTAGACCTTCACGCCCACCACTACGGCCAGGGCGATGAAGGCGGTCATCAACATCTGCTTTCCGCGCATGCTGGGAAGCCTCCTTAGGCAGCTTGCAGAGATCCTGTGGTCATGATAAGGCCCGGTTCGACCCGATGGCCTAGTGGAGATCAAAAATAGCCGTACAGCGGACTCTGGATAGCAGAATTCTGCTATAGTCATCCCATGACAGCCACAGAGGAATACTCCACTACGCTACGGAACCTCCGCAAAAAACGCGGATTGACACAGTCACAGCTGGCATACCAGCTGGGTAGGAACTACCACACCATCTGGTCGTGGGAGAAAGGTCATCATCGGCCGCCGAGCACCATCCTGCCGATACTGGCCCGTGTCCTGGAAGTAGATGAAGATCAGGTGACTCCCCCGGCCCAGAGCGAGTACTAAGATCGAAAAAAACGATTAAGGCCCGGGGGAGGAACCCCGGGCCACCCTGCGTAGGCAGGGACTACAGCACACAAGGGAAATGGTAAACCATGGCGTGGCAGCTCAGCAAAGAAGTCAGCACGTATCTATGCATAACTCAGGGGGCTGGCCTGGGCGGGGGCGAAATCTCCATCCTGATGGCGATTGCCGAGCGAGCCAGCGCCGATGGACCACACGCACGGCTAGCCTGGGACGCCGACGACTGGAAGCTGCAATGGTTCAGCGGTACCAGTGATCCCAGTGGCCTCCGCAGAGTTTTGATCCGGCTGGCTCAGCATGACCTGGAGGTCAGAGTCCAGCGGGGGTTGGACTCCCGGGGACGCCCAATATTCGCCCATAGAGGCATGCAAACCACATACCGCCTACCGTCCCTGCCTGGGCTACCACAGAAAGCCGTGCCAAACGGCACGCCTTCCACCCCGAATGGCGTGCCAAACGGCACGCCTTCCACCCCGAATGGCGTGCCAAACGGCACGCCTTCTGTGCCAAACGGCACGCCTTCTGTGCCAAACGGCACGCCCTCTACGTCCTTACCCGTCCTTGACGAAAAACCCCCCCTACCCCCCGCCGGCGATCCGGATCGGTCCGACGGGGTCGAGGCCACTGAGGGGGGGGGAGATTTCCAAACAGAAGATCAGGCCACGGTGGATGAGGTAGCGGCACGGGGCGTACTGCGGGCAGTCCTGGTGGGATTCCGGGGAAAAATCTCGCCGAGAGATGAGGCGAAGCTGCTCCGACTCATCGTTGCGGCCTTCTCCAGGCTCTCTCCCCTGGAGCTCAAGCACCACCTACTCGATGCGGGTGATCTAAGCGCCCGTAGAAGCCCTGTGGGAACTCTGGTATCCCGTCTTACCAATCTCCCTGCCGAGCCGATCCAGAGGCTAATGAAGGACGTTAGACAGCATGTCTCGGTGACTCCCACGGTGGCGGATGAGCGGACTGATGCGGAGAGGGAAGCGGCGGCGGAGCAAGCTGCGGCGGCCAGGGCCGAGATCCGGGAGACGCTACGGGCGGCGGCGGAGAAGGCGGCCAGGGATCGCCGCGCTACCAGGCACGGATAGCGATGGGACATGTTGGAAAGCCTTACGATCCAGCAATGGCTAACGACAACAAGCACCTGCAGGTCATGGCCGACGTGCTGAGGGACGTGTGGCAACTCGCAGAAAGATGGAAGCGCGACGACGACACAGAAGCCATGGCCAGCGAAATCTTCACCGCGTACTCAGTGCTGATCGCGTGGGAGGACGAGTGCGGTATGCCGCACACCGTGTCCGGGTCATAGTCCGTCTGGAGTGATCCAAGTCATAGATCATGCGCTAGGGAGCACCTTAGTAAGGTGGTAAGGTACTCCCTATGGATGAAACAGACGAGCTGTATAGCAAATACAGCGTGCTACAGACCAAATCGGATTCCCTAGCCAAGATCTATGACCAGGCGCATAGGGTACTGCGAGAAGCACAGCAGAAATTCGGCGTCGCACTCCACTTTCCGCAAGCGGAGTACGACCAGGCCTGGACGGAATACCACCAGGCTACCGAGGCATATGACAAGGCGCAGCGCGACTACAGAGAGGGAATGGCCCAGGCTGATAAGGCCTGGGAGGCGTACAGAAGCACCTGGGTACCCGAATCAAGTGAATCCTGAGGAGCTAAAGTGCCCACAGAACACCGGCTTCACATGGCTGAGCGCACGATGAAGGTCCTCGAATTCATTGAGGCATACGGTGCGTACTGGAAGCGAGAGGAATACGAAACCGCGAGTATTATGCTAGCGCAGTCACAGAGATTGAATGGGAGCTATCACCTGGTAGTAATGGGATCCATGGACACGGGCCTTATGCCAAATCCCATCGACCACCCCATAGCTTTCCACAACCACATGCAGCGAATGAGGCGCTACATCACAATCCTCAAAGACCCTGACCTGGAACCCGACGAACTGATCGCTGCGACTGAAAAGGTATATCTTGAACCAGCCACCACGGAAAAAGACGCTACCTCCGGAGCCAACTCCGCGCCGATCGGTGACGGTATATCTGGACAGTGATCTGATGGAACTGCTCCGCCGACTAGCATATGAGAAACGTACCTCGATGAGCACGTTTCTCAAGATGCTCCTTGAAACCGAGCAAATCCACGATCAGGAACGGCAACGCAGAAAAACTGACCAGCAACGGATGAATTTTGATGACCAGCACCATCTGAGTTTTTAGGAGAACGACAATGCAAACTCCGGAAGAGATCTATGATCTCATTCTGAATCTCACAATGCCGATTATTCCTGAGCCAATTCCCTCAGTCTCAGATGAAGAGTTCCACCAGTGGGAGGACAAAGTACAAGCCTATTACGATCGGCTTGCCGAGCTTCAGCGGCAGATTCATGAGGCGGTACCGACTGATGCCCCGTTCTGGATCCTGGGGACTGCATATCATGCCTGGCGCGGAGGACTCGCCGAAGCAGATCACTGGCGGACAAAAGTGAAGCGCCGCCGGCGGCAGCTTAACAAATAAGCGCTCAATGCCCGCTCAATGCGCGGGTACCCGCTCAATCGTCGAGAGCGGGTACCCGCCCGCACACCATACCCGGTAGCATCCCCGATGAGCGGGTACCCGCCCTCAGCCCGAACAGGGTGTTGGCAGCGGGTACCCGCTTATTTTGCGCGCGCATTGCCTGCGGTAGCCTGCCTGGTCGCAGTGCGCTGCACGATGATGCGCTGCACGTGGGTGGCCGTTAGGCCGGTCAAACGGGCAATCTCGCGGATCCCGATACCCGCCAGATCAGCCTCTTCAATGGTGCGATTCCGGGCATCTCGGTCGTCAGCGGCTTGATCTTCGCTCGCAAGAGCGGCATTGGCAGTCCGCCGTAGTCGCTCTTCCAGCCTTCCTGTCAGCGTACCCATGCGTTACACCTCTCTACCTGGGAGACCTCAGCCTTGACCTGGTGAGTGTAACGTGGTGTTCTGATGTCCAGGCAGATGATCAGATCACGGTAGGTGGCAGAGAGTAATGAAAGCGCAACTAAGGGTGCGCGGGCAATGTCCAAAGTGCGGGCGGGCAGTCAACACCACCGCACCATCCGGGCGGGCAACATGGCGAGGGAAGTGCCCGCGCAAAGACTGCGACGGGCAGATAATCGCCCGTCGCATACCCGATGAGCGGGTAGATGAACCGCCCGCCGACGAACTGCCCGCCCCACCCGCCCGCCGAGAGGCCAGGAAGGTCGTGAAAGCCAGTGGTTATCAGGGACGATCTGCAGGATCTACCGGGGGCAGTGATCCCGGGGTTCGCGACACCACCACCACGGGTGGAGGATCCGCCGCTCCCAGAAGTGGACGAGCCGGCGCAAGCGGCGGAGCCGGCCCGGCCCCGGTTCGGCCTCCCAAAGCTTCCCAGCATGAGACTGGGGACTCTGGGCGGAGGCACCCGTACGGGCACCTCTTCCCGGGACTCTGACCTCTGCCCAGGACTTGAGCCCCGGGCGAAGGTTGGGATTGAGGAAGCCACGATTCTCCTGGCCGGCCTCCTGGGGGTCGCGACCCTGGGCTGCGCCTGGTTGGTGCAGCGGCGGAGTCGCGGGCAGAAAACTCTGCGCCAGCCATCTGACGTGGAATCATCCCGGATCGCCGCGCCCCTGGCCCGGATTGCCTCGCGCCTGGTACCAGCAGACCTACTCGCTCCGTCTCTCGCAGACGGCATAATGGCAATGTCCGCTACCGGTGCGTACCTCACGGCCGGACCCCTGGTGATCCCGAACAAACCCGTCGAAGCAGAGGACAACTCCTGATGGCGAAATCGTCCACTCCAGCACCCCCGTACCTCACCTCGGAAATCCTCGATCGGTGGTTCGCCCACCACGCTCCAGGCAGCGAGGCAGTCAGCAACGCCCACGAGCGGATCCGCCAGGCCGCCAGGGACTTCGCCGCGGTGGTCGACATGTTTGTGCCTGGGGGCCCGGACAAGAACATTGCGCTCCGGAAGGTCCGATCGGCCATGAACGCCGCGAATTCCGCGATCGCCGTCAACCACCCGGACAACCAGGCAGGCACCTCATGAAGTGGCAGCAGATCGCTCAGGCCCTCAAGCCGATGTTGCTCACAGCCATTGTGGCCTATGCCCTCTCCGAGCTCCGCGCGGAGCTCGGAGAGCTCAGCAACGCGGCCATGATGAAGAGTTTGGAGGTGACAGAGCACGCCGCAGTACTCAAGGAGCTAAACCAGACGATCGCAGATAAGCGAGAGACGCTGTACGAGCTGCAGGCGTGCCTGGAGAAGCCTGGGGATGTTGAAAGGCCTGTGGCTGGTCGCGGGTACGAAATTCCATTCCCCGGGCGGGAAATTCAGATCCCGGAAGAAGGCCAGGAAGATTGATGAGTCGGCGAAGATACGCCCACATAATCCAGGAAGAGCGGAGAGAGCTCGGCCAGACGTTGGCTGATGAGTATTCGGCTGGTATGACGATCCGAGCTCTAGCCATCATGCATCAGATCTCATATGGGCGTACCCGTCGAATTCTGTGTGAGGCTGGAACCAGTCTGCGCCCCCGAGGGGGCTGGAACCGTAAGATCACTTCCAAGGAAAGCGGGGAATAGGATGAACCGGTTCAAGCATGTGATGGAACTGATCATGTTCATTCTCCGCCCACACGGCGGTTTCGGTCGCCTGCCGGAAGATATCGAAACCCCTATGGCTCGCTGCGTCAAGACTTTCCAAGGACGCTGACCATGTCCGGATCTTTTGACAATCGAGGACAGCTCGACATTTCCGATGGCCGGATTATCACTGCCGTAGGCAAGAAAAAGTCCGGCAAATCTGTGATGGGGTTGCTACTTTTCCTGTCATATCCCTATGACAAGCTGGTAGTCGACGTCGCCGGTGATGATGGCCCCTGGGGCCCAGATGTTCACGAGATCAACGGGGACATGGAAACTCTCCCCCGGCGCTGGCCGGAGCACCTGCGGACTGACAACCTGCCGATGACGCTCCGGTACGTGCCGGATGCCGGAAGTAGCACGTTCATCGAGGATATGGATGCTGCGGTCGGGCTGGCACTCTCGCACGGGCGGCGCGCCGGCCACTGCTGCGTGCTGGTGCATGAGGGCGGGGTCCTGGCCCAGGCCAATCGAACTCCGCCACACACCAGGCGGGCGCTGATGCACAACCGGCACAACGGGCTGACAGCGATTTTCGCTATGCCCAGGCCTCAAACCGTTGATCCGCTAGTGGTTCAGCAATCGGACTTGGTGTATGTGTTCGACGTTCCGAACCCGCACGATCGGAAACGCCTGGCCGAAACGATCGGCTGGGATCCCCGTGATTTCGATGCTGCCTGGCGAGACCTCAGGGTGCACGAATATCTGCGGTATGACGCAAATGAGCCCCGGCCAGACAATCCTGATGCTGATGATTTCCGGTTGGTGCACTTTCCAGCACTGCCTGAGGACGTTGTGACTGGTGTCCTCAGGCAGGCGCATGGTGGTCAGGTAGCCGCTACCGCGCGGTAGGCAGTACTGCGGCCCACGTCCAAGATTCTGGCGATCTCCCCTACCGGGGTGCCTGCCGCGTATAGATTCTGTGCCGCCTGGACCTTGGTGGGAGTAAGCGCGCGCGGTCGCCCACCCGTTCGTCCGGCTGCGCGCGCTGCCGCCAGGCCGGCCATAGTCCGCTCTTGGATAAGGGCACGCTCAAACTCGGCCAGGGCCCCCATGATGTGGAACAGGAGCCGGCCCATCGTGGTCGAGGTATCCATGCCCTCCGTGAGGGACACAAACTCCACCTGACGGTCGTCAAGGCCGGTCAGGACCGTGACCAGGTGACCGAGATTCCGGCCCAATCGATCCAACTTCCACACCACCAGGACGTCACCGCCACGGAGGTAATCGAGAGCCTTGTCCAGCTCCGGCCGCGTCGCCCTGGTCCCGCTGGCCACGTCAACGAAAATCCGGCTGCAACCGGCTTCCTGGAGCGCCTTTTCCTGGAGCGCCGGATCCTGGTCCGCCGTGGAAACCCTGGCATAGCCGATCCTGGTCACTGTCTCACGTAGATCTGCTGCTGTCATTGCCTCATCCCGCGTAGTCACAGCGTGCCAAACCTTCCACACTTGTTACATGTAAATCCTGGCGGAGGAACGAAAAGGCAGAGAGGACACAGTTCACCGGTCAGATCCCATGGATTTATGCTGAAAGCCTCACCAATCGCATGCAGCATATCAACGGAAATGTAGTAGTTGGAGGATCTCTCGTAGTTCGCAACGATTTGCCTAGGAACGCCAAATAGCTTTCCAAACTCAGTTTGAGTTTGGAATCTGCTCTTGCGGATTTGTATCAGATTCGCGATTACTACCTGGGACAGTTGGTTTCCATGGATACGAGACATGCTCATAGGATTATCCCCTTAGCGGCCTTCATGCTCTGCTCTGCCTGCCAACGGTCTAGCCGTTCGGTGGTGACCGATCCGGCGCCCAGGCAGACCGGACAGAACGCATTGGCTACCTGGATAGTTCCATCAGGCATGACGCACATTTCAGGGCACATGTGCCGGACGTCCCCGATAAGCTCTGATAGCCCCGGCAGCCCGGGCAGTAGGTGGTGGTCGACGTGCTGATCACGGAAGCTGGTCATTTGATCAATCCCGCCTTTTCCATAGCGAATCTGACGTGCCTGGAGCACACGCTAGTGCCCCCGACCTGGGTTCGTTCGAAGATGGTTACCCGATGTCCGCTCAGGGATTCGAATTGGTCGTTGTCTCCGTAGAGTCCTTCATTCAAATCCGCCAGATTTGTAATTCGCCTTCTACCGTTTGTTCCGATTGCCACCATGCCATCCGGGCCGTTTAAGTCGGCGAAGATGAGAGCCAGGCAATACGCGCACAACCGATCTTCACTCATGGGGTCACAGCTTCATCATTTTTGATCATGACTGCATGATACCAAAACTCGTAGTGTCTCCAGGGTTTCGGGCATCGGAATTGGGAGTGAGTTTTGACACAGGTACTCCCACTGGAAAGCGCTTTAACTTGCATTCCCTAAACCGAGCGTTTTTGGTGGACACTCCGACAACCTTGGTTTGCCAGCTGGCCCGCAGTGTGACAACCTTGGTTGTCATGAGCGATGTTGTGAACCGCACCGAGCTGGCCGAGTGCCACGATCGGCTTGTTGCCGCCAGGACCCCTACCGAACTGCTGCACGCGATCACGGAGTTCGAACTTGCGCTGACCGAGGCCCGTGAGGCAGTCGTAGCAGACGTCATGCTGGACCCGCTGTCAAACTGGGGCTACGCGCACATCGGTGAGGTACTGGGGATCTCACGGCAGGGTGCGCGTAAGCGGTACGACAAGGTTGTCCAGGCCGAGATGCGCCGGCGCTTGAAACGCCACCGCGTGGGCCAGGACGCTGTGACGACAACCTGAGTTGTCACGTTGCGAACCAGCTGGCAAACCAAGGTTGTCAGGGGGGCCTTCCCTAAACCAAGCGTTTTTGGTAAACTGATCACGCACCCGCTGCAAAGCGGAGCCGGTGAAACTCCGGAAGTGGTCGGGATGGCGCCCTACAGGGATGGGGGCGTGTCCGGTCACGCGACGACGGTCCGGAGCCGCTTGTAAAGCGGTGGGGAGAACATCCGGGGTCGCGGAAGGGACCGCGGCGATGTAAAGAGGGGCCCTCACTGGACCAAGATTCCAGAGGGGGCCCTGCATCATGTGTCTGTCTTCTTCAGGCACTTCCGCATCAGGCAGAAGACATCCCGGGGGATCTGCCCCGGGATGGCCTGCTCGTGAGGATCGTACCAGGCTACCGGATCAGGAGTACATCGATGTGTATCTCCTCATTTTCGGTGCCAAAATTAGCATAGTCCCTTACTTCAGCGCGTCTATCAGGGCCTTTGCCAGGGCCGGGTAGTCGATGGTGATGGTGGGCTGGGCCTTGATTTCTGCCAGGTCTTTCCGTACCTCAGCCTGGAAAGCCTCGGTAGCGATCTGCCAGCGAGTTGGGCACACCGGATCGCCATCGGCGGTCGACGGGAACCCCATCATCATGGCGTTGATCTTCTCTTCTGCGGTAGCCATCAGACCCTCTCCTGTCAACCCTGGGAGCGCCCAGGTTGTAGTACGGTCAGCGTTCACATCAGCGACGACACTGATGTGAACGTGGTTGGTGTGCGGATCGGATCCGCCGTAGGTGCGCCAGACCCAGGGATCCGGCCCGGCTGGCCCTGACATGATCAGCTGGTTTGCGATCACGTAGGAAATCCGTGGATCCCTACCGGCGGCCAGGGCGTCGGTGAATTTATCGATGTCGCAGCCGTGCGCCGGATCATGGGTGATGTCCAGTGCTCGGACTATCCCCAGCGCGTCGGGATTGTGGTCGCTGACTCCGCCCTGGTGGGCTGCGTCGCCAATTGTGCCATCACTGGATTTATCCCGGTTTGGGTAGAGTGCGTTTACTTGACTCCGCAGGGTCAAGAGCGAGCCGGCTACCCGCCACTGGCTCACGAGCTGCCCGTCAGGAGCGCCGAGATCGCACCGGTCGCGCCGCCGGCGGCGGTGGCCAGCCCGACCGCCATCCACGCAGCCCGTTCGAGTTTTCTTAGGCGAGTCTCATGGTCCGCACTGGATGTGAGTGCTACATCCAGCTTTCCCTCAACTCTGGCCAGGGTGACCCGGAGATCGGTGATGTCGATTGGTTCTGTCATCTCATTCCTCCTTATTTCTGGTACGTGATGGTGAGAACCGGCTGGTTAACCATGCCAGCGCCGGAGAATTTCCCGTAGTACTGGACGTCGTTTGTGGACCCGGGGCCCAGGGCGATGCCCTTCGTGGTGCCGGCCTGGAACTCTGCGCCGATTGTGGTACCGAGGTCCACAGTTCGCATTCCGGGTTTCGGCCAGGAACTGGAGGTGACCCGCCCCGGGGTGCCGGACCACGTGCCAGGTTGTGACGCGTGGCCGTGGGTGCCGATGATGGCGGTACCGCCGGCATTCCAGTACCAGTGGTATGCGTACAGAGTGATTTGGCACGCGAGAATCGTGGCGCCTGAAAGGGTGCTCGCGATGGTGGCGGAGTCGAACCCGATCAGGCTCCTGCGGTTATTGCCCGCGGTCCCGTCGTAGCTCCCCTGGTGGGCCTCAGATCCGAGCCATGACGAGTAGTTGTTGCCACCGTCATATGTGGCGCTCCAGGTGGAGACCCACTGGATCGTGTATGTCTGGACTGGTGTCGAGCTTCCGCCGCCACCGTCGTTGGCAACTGCGATATTTGCCAGAGCCGGGGGCGTATCCATCACCTGGATATAGGCGGGTTGGTCACCGGCGGATACGAGGTAGTAAGTGCCCGTGGCACCACCGTACCGGCCGAACGTCAGCAGGAGCCGGTGGACTCCAGCAGTCAGATAAAGCGGCGCGTTCTGTCCGAACTGTTCGCCAGCGGCTGTCACCGTGAGCCCGTGGCCCACCCGGAAAACGCTAGGACTACTCAGTGAGGGCTTGTTGACTCCGCCATCCCGGATCAGGAGCACCGCCAGGCCGCCCGCCGGGCCGGCGAGCCACGCTCCGATCGCCAGCTGGTAGTACTTGCTCACCGGCGCGTCAAAAGCGACCTCGAATACGCCGAGCTCGGTAGTGGTGTTAGCCGATGTGCTGGTATCGATTCCCCAGGCCAGGATGCTGGCCGCTTGATTGGCCAGGCGAGCGCTCAGCTGCTGGCCGGCTATCTCGACATCGTCGGCGGAAAGGGTCAGGGCCGACCCAGAGATGATGCCGTCTTCGCTGATTGATCCGACGACGGCGCCATCACTCGACCGAACGATTTGCAGCCCGGAGTTGGTACCGGTGACGGTTACCTGGATATTCGTGAACTCCGCGCTGCCATCCTGGTTGATGGTCCATCCGGAGGTTCCCGAGACATAGTTGGGTGACCGGATCGCGGTCCGTACCAGGTCCGTGTCCGCCACAATCGGATCGGTGAACGGCATATCAGGGAGCCTTCCCCTCTGGATACTGCACTCCCCATATCCGGAGTGTGGCCCTGGCCCCCACGTCGCCACCAGTCCAGGCGCACCGGACAACGTCAGTTGGTCCTAACCGGTGCTGGCTGGCGGATGAGTCCCGGTGACCGGAGTAGGTGCCCTCTACGAATCCGCCGTTGATCTCGACATCCGCCCGTGGATGCAGCGTGCTGGTCGAGGTTTCTACGCTCATCCCGCTCACATCCCATACCATCCCGGGGGGCTGGAGAGTCACCTCACCAGCACCGGACGCGTCAAGGCTGGTAGTGGCGGGTACCCGGAATGGCTGTCCAGGCATCACTCACCACCACGTTGCCCAGCGAAACCAGGGGGGGGTATCTCCACCCCGGGCCTCCCACGCGTCATACAAGAAGAACCAGCCCAGGCCGAAACAGCCGATGCCGAGCAGCACCGCGGCCTGCTTGTCTCGAACCACGGGGCGTTTCATGCTGCCTCAACCCCGACTACGCCGCTGGAGACCAGGAGCCGGTACCGGGTGGCGGTGACTCTGTCCGTGAGGATGAGGCCAGCCGCGGTGGCGGTAATCTCCAGGTCCGTCGCGGTCTGGAGTCCCGGCGCGGCGCCACGCTCCAGGTAGGTGTCCGTGCCGAACACGCCGACTCCCCACTCCTGGTGCCCGTTGGCTTCCCGGAGGTACTGCGGGTTGGCCTGGCCGGTCACCGTGCTGGATTCCACCACGGTGGCGGCGGTGGCACTGGTGGTCGCGGTCGGCTGGTCGTGGAGATACGGCAGTGTCGTCCAGGCCGTGGCTCCGTCCCCTAGTTTGACCTTTCCAGTGTCGGTTTCCGCTACCAGCTCCCCGGCCTGGGGAGTCGGGTTGGCTGCGGCCAGGGCCGCTGCGGTATCTCTGCGGATCCGGATGAGCATCAGGCCCCTCCCCCGTCAATGGCATTCAGGGACGGCTCGACGCCGCCGCGGGTGAATATCTGGTAGGAGAATTTGTCCGCCGCAGTACCCCAGACTGTCAGATCATGGCTGGCCAGGTTGACTAGGGCGGAACCGCCGGCGGAGACGATGTAAACACCGATCCCGCTGGCCGGCGCCGCCATGCCGGGTGCCGATGACACGACGGTCAGGTCATGCTGGGAGAGATTTCGGATCTCGATGGATCCGACGGTAACTGCAAAGGTGCGGGAGAGATACCCAGCATCCGGTAGAACGTATGTGCCAACTTCCAGCACGTGATTCACGGCGCCGTGTGCCAGCCGTTCACCGTATTCCGTGGTGACCTGGGTCAGGCGCCTAAATTCTTGCAGCAGCTCCGCGGCGAGCACCCGTTCCGCCGCTCGTCCGCGCGGAGCGCTGGCCGGCAGATTCTCTGTCTCGTTGCCCTCGTCCACGACGTTCAGTCCGAACATTCCAAGGATGCTGCTCATAGAGGGCTCATCTCCTTAGCCATTCCAACACCTTTCTTGAATCGCGGAGCAAGAGTTTTCGCCAGGCCGATACCTACCAGCGCCAGGCCACCACCAGCGAAAAGTAGTTTGATCATACCGTCCCGAAAACCGGCTGACACGTTCGTAAGTGTGTTCGAAACAGCAGTTGTCAGGCCGCCGGTCGCGGTATCCGCCAGGTAGGTAGATGCGGCCCCCAGGCCAGATATCCGCCCATAGGTTGGTGAACCATATACATCCTGGACTTTTACCACTTCTCCAGGCTGCGGAGCCGCTATGATTTTGTTCTGCCCGATGTACAGAGCAACGTGGTCCGCTGGATCACCCCAGAAAACCAGATCACCCGGTACCGGGGTGGAAACCTTGGACACGGCGGACTGCTGCTCCGCTGCGGTGCGGGGTAGTTTGACGCCTACCTGGGCAAACACATACTGCATCAGCCCGGAACAATCGAAATTGTCTGGGCCCTCCGCGCCGTAGACATACGGAGATCCGAGCTCCGCCCGGGCCGCCGCGATCAGGTCGTCGACTTTGCTCATTTGACCGCCCCCGCGACGGTTTTTACACCTTTGCCGACGGCTGGAGCCACAGTTCGTATCAGGCCCAGGCCCACCAGGGCCATTCCCAGCCCGGCGAAAGCCAGCATGATGGCTCCGTCCCGGAAACTGGGGATCAGGCCTTCCA